GTCAGCCGCATAGATGCAGCCGTCGTAGGTAGTCATAGACACATAGCGGTTAGTGCGATCGTATGTCGCTCCCGCAATCTGCGTCACGCTGGTTGCGTCGTACTTGTACCAGTTGCCACCGACAAGTGCCACGGTACGCAGCTCTCGTCGAGGCTGCCGAGTTGCGATGTCGGGGTTCACTAGCCGCACCTGCACCGCAGCGTTATCGCCTTGGTGCTGGCCACCGACAATCATCGTGTCTACCGTAGTCGGAGCAGGCACACTGTCGTTGTAGTCCGGCGTCGCAAATGGCACCGCAATTGTCAGGTCTACGATGCTGTCGCGACCAAGCTCTGCCGCCGTGTACGTGTGTATGATCGACGATGCGTCTGCAGCGACAACCAGTACGCTCTTGCCAGCGTACGCTGCGTTCGCGTCCTGCACGGCAGTGATGCCGTATGGCACATACAGTCGACCGGCGTCGTCGGTAGCCGCGTTGATGTTGTGCCGGTTAGGCGCTATGCCGAACCACTGCTCAATTGGGGTCTGCGGCACCGACTGCAGAGACAGGTCTGTAGACGAGGACCACAGCATGCCTGACCCGTCATCCTCGACTAGCCGAATCGTCGGCTGAGCGTGAATGTCTGGCGAGGCTAGCGTCGACCGCATCTGCCCACCAATGAGCCACAGCTGATAGTGGCCGTTAGCCTTCTCTGGATGCACTAGGACATCAAGTCCGTACCCCTGGTGGTCGTAGGCGTAGTCGATAGGTCCGACTGTCTTGACAGGCCCGTAAACGTCCTCTTGGCTCCCGTGCTGTCCTTCGTAACCGTACTCAAACGCTTCAGCGCTAGCGTTAGGCGACAGCGGGTTAAGGCGCAGCAGGTGCGCGCTGTGCACGTTTAGCGAGTTGTCAACCACTGTGAAGGTGCAGTACACCTCACCGTCCTGTCGGACAGCTGTGCGTCCCCACCATTCATGCGACCCAAAGGAGCCTCCACCGTCATGCACCGCACCGCTGAGGTCTTTGTACGGCTTCTCCCAACTGCTGTTCGCCTCTAGCTCGGGCTCCTCGTCCATGCGGTACTCCGGGTACCGCTCGAACCGGAGCTTTGCCTGCTGGTCATTCGAGTTGTGCTCGACTCCAAACGCGTACAGATCCAGGCCGTAGATGGCGATGTCCAGCACGAAGAAGCCCGGCTTAATCGTCCACGCGACTGCGTACGTGCCATCGTTGCGCAGCTCAAGGGCTACGATCTGGGCCTCGTCGTTGTTGGTGTTTCCGCTGTTGTGACCTGTCGCCACAAAGATGTTGCCGTAGTCGTCGACCGTCAGGCTCTTGAGGAAGAACGACGTCGACCCCGTGCCCGTGCGCGTGTACGGCACTCCAACGCTGATGACCTGCTCGCCATCCTCGTTGACAGCGACGACTTCACCGTTGTTGTTGAGCAGCCACGTAGTGCCGAAGCTGTCGACGTGCTTGTCGACGATGTACGCGCCGTCGCTCAAGTCGAAGTCAATGTCGGACTCCTTGACCGGAGTCTGCTGTGTCCACGTCAGAGGGTTGACGCTGCGCTGCACCTGACCAAGCGCGTCTACCTTGTAGTAGCCGTTGATCGCCTGTTTGTCGGCGTACAGGCCTAGTCCAGGCCGTTGTGATCCGCGCCGACGCCCAGTCACGATGTCGAACGAACGCATGTTGCGCTCGTCGCGACTCGTCTGCGGAATCTGGTCGGTATAGCTATATGTCTCGGACAGCCCGGAGTACGGATACGTCAGGTCGACCATCTGGCGACGGTCTGACATCAGGGGCTGCTCGGGTGCTTCCATCAGCTAGGGCCGCTCACGCTGTTGTAGTTCCACATCATCGAGTTGACGCCGTGCTGGTACTCTGCAGCACCGTTCGCCATCGGACCCAGCACCGGCTGAGTCATCATGTCTCTCTGGCGGGCCATCGTGAACAGCGGGCCGCTGCGGATGCTGAACAGGCGCTGATTGACGTCCATCTCGCTATCGCGCTCATACCCTAGGGCGACGGCGCGCACGACTGCTAGGTACAGGCCCTCTAGCCACGTCGGCACACTGATGACGTCGTTGTCGCTGCGGATCTCCTGCCAGCCGCCGCGATAGTGGACGAGGAACACGTCGTCGCGGCTTGTGGCAGGAGTAGGCCACATTTCTAGTCGCGGGACCGGAGACCCCCCAGCGCGACCGGGGACTGTTGACTGCACATCCAACCAGCCACCGGTCTTAGACGCTGACAGGTAATCAGCATCAGGCTCCCCGGTATGCTTGGCGTAGATATTAAACCTACCTGCCACTGACGTGTCCAGCTTCGCGTAGAACGTCAGCTCACCGATGCTGTTGATTAGGTTGACTAGCTCTGCAGCGTTTGCAGCCCCATCAGTCGCATGAGATTTGAACGCCCATGTGTTGCCCTGATAGAAGGTTGTTACTGCGCCTCCGACAAACACATAGTCGGTGCTGCCGTCCGACACCGTCAACCCTTCGTTGTAGGTTGTCGATACGGCGTTCCCGTTAAACCTACACTGAATCCGCGTCGGCGTAGCACGCGGCACCCAAGCGAGCGCTGCCCAGTACTCCAGGCTGCTGCTGATGGTCGTGCCGCGCTTCTGGGCGACCTCTTGCAGCGTAGTCAGGTGGATGCCTGCGTTAATGGCATCAGTGGCCACCAGAGCGACGATCTCGCGAAGGTCCTCTGGCAGCCACATATAGTCCTGACCAGCTGTCAGGCTCAGAGTGCTCTGAGCCTGCTCAAGCCACCGCCAGGGGTGCATAGACACCACGAAGTTGCCCGCGTCGTTCAGGATGCGCAGCCCACCAACGGTAGGCATTTGATCCGTACTGAGCGCGTGCCGGACGTGGTCCAGCGCTTCCCTGGCGGTGACAGTCATCAGACTAGTCCGGTGCCTTCAATGCCGTTGAAGATCACGTACATCGTACTGACGTTGCCGCCAGACGCGGCACCTTGCACAGTCGCAATGGCGACTGCCTTTTCGCCAGTCGCACCGTCGCTCCAAAGAGGCGCGGAAGTGTAGGCCGCTGCGTCGATAACGTTAACACGCTCACCAGCTGCGACCTGCGTCCCTTGACTGCGGACGCGAGCTTTGACAAGACCACGAAGCACCACCTTCACGTTGTCGCCGCTCACAGCATCAACAGGGCACACTGCCCAAATCAGTTCGTGCTTTTGCGCGTCGTTCGTCGCTGACTCAGTGTGAGTCAGGACACCGGTCGAAGCGTTAAGCGCCAGCTGAATGCAGTCACCCGCAACGATGGTGCCTGCAGCCGTGACAACAGCCGTGAGGGGCTCAAGTTCAAGCGCAGGGCCGTGGATAGATTTTTGAATAGTCATGTCAGTTCTCCTTAGCTGTCAGGCAGGAATAACAGAGGCGCTAAGAATGCCGTCGGGGGCAATAATGCCCTGGCGCTGACGGCTGCGGCAGATGAAGTTGTGCCAGCAGTCCACGGGCATGACCGTAGTGAACGGCTGGTTCGGGTGCTTCATCGTCGGGTGCTGGTAGAAGTAGCGCGTCGTGTGGAACACGAACTTCAGGTAGTTAGCGTTGATGAAGTAGTAGCGCGGACCGGAGTCGGTCGAAGCGCCAGTTTCAGTCGCCGTGCCAGTCGTCTCCCAAGTGTTGCCGTAGATACCGGCAGTATCAAGAGAAGCGACATATTCCATGTCGACACCAGCGTACTGGGGCTTCATGTAGCTCGGGTCCTGACGGCTGCCGGTCACGAAGGTGTCCTGCGAAGCCCGCAGCGCAGCAACATACGCACGCTGACCACGACGCGAGGTCGCAATGAACATAGCGTTCAGGCTGGGGTTCTCGAAGTACTCCTGATGAGACGGGGGCGGCTGGAACTGCACATCCATGTACAGCGCGTCGAACGCAGCAAACAGGATCTCACTGAGGTCAGTCAGGTCCGTAACAGAGCCAGCGGCGTAGGTTTTGACTTGGTTACGCCACTTAGCCTCGGTAGCCGGGTCAATGTTCTGAATCGCGCTGCCGCCAAGCGAGGCACCGTTAGTAGCGCTGGTGATGAACGTAGGCAGGCTGTAAGGCTTGGTGCCACTGGTGCCTTCCATGTCCGCCGCGGAAGGAACAGCAAACAGGCTGTCCTCCATGCCGTTGAACAACGAGGTCCAGAGACGCTGCTCCTTGGACCGCTTGATCGTCTTGTACGTCTGGTGACGGGCGTTGCGGCCCTGACCACCAACGTTCAGCTCGATCTCGTGATCCGTCCAGCTCATGTGGTCGACGCTGAAGCGCCAGTCGATCTCCCACTGGTCTAGCACCTGAGGGTTCGACCAAGTGAACGTCTCGTTCGGCTGGTAGTACTGGAAGGTCGACTTCTCGTCGAACAGGATCGAGTCCTTGATCGTCGAGCCACCTTGCAGGGTCTCGGAGGGTCCCTTGCCGCGCATGAAGCGGCGCAGGAGGTAGTTGTTCTTCACCGCCTCGTTGACGATGTCGTCAGCGCCGGTCAGGAATGCCGGACCGGTGCTGTCCATGAAGTCGTTAAAAGTGTCAAGTGCAGAGCCCATCTCTGGTTCTCCTTATCGTCGGCCAATAGCGCGAGCCCGTTGGAATCTGTCGGGATCGTCGCTCTCAAGAATTTTAAGAACTGCGTCCTCTCGCTCCGAGGGAGACGAGTATTGCTGCTGAGGGGTCGTAGGTCGCGGTCGCACCTCGGGTTGCCCCTTGGAGCGATATCCGTTCAGGCTGCGCTTAGCCTCCTGCGTGGACTCCTTGATCTCCCCTCGGAACTCAAGAAGCACGGCCTCTTCCATAAGGTCACGCACAGACTTGTCCGGCTCTTCCTGAGCCAGCTTGTCCATGCGTTCCAGAACCCGGTTGAACTCCTCACTGCGGACGTCTTGCACCT